CAAGGGAACAAGGCAACAAGATATAGCAAGAAGAATGAAAAGCCTTGGTTTGGATGATGCCATGAGTCAAAGAGTGTTTGACCAAATTAGAGAAAATGCAGTTCTTGCTCCATCAGGTTTTTTTGGCAATTCAAGAAAAGTAAGAAGAATAAATTTAGAACAATGGGCAGATGAAGATGCTAGAGATGCTTTTATTTTTGCAATATCAAGATGGACAAGACAGAGCATACAACAAAATGATGTTGGTAATTTAAATATTCACATGACAAGTACATTAGGAAAAATCCTTACTCAATTTAGAACATTTATGCTTGTCAGTTTTTCAAAACAATTTTTACATAATATAAAGAGAAGAGACTTTGCTGCTTTTCAAGGAATGATGTATTCTGTTTTATTTGGTGGTTTAGCTTATACCTTACAAACTCATATAAACAGTATTGGCAGAGATGACAAAGAATTGTTTTTAGAAGATAGATTGTCAATTACTGAAATAGGTAAGGCTGCATTTCAAAGAGCAGGTTGGGCAAGTTTATTTCCAGCAGCCATTGATACAGGATTGTCCTTAGTTGGAGAAGATCCAATGTTTGCTTATGGAAGGACAACTGGCCTTGCATCTAATTTATTTAGAGGAATACCTTTGGTTGATTTAGTTGATAATGCAAGTCGTGTGGTGGTTGGTGGAAGTAGAGTTTTGTTTAATGACGAGTATCAATGGTCAAGAGGACAACAGCGTGCATTGAATTCATTAGTGCCATTTCAAAATGCTATGGGAATAAAAAATGTATTAAATTTAACTTTAGAAGGATTGCCAACAAATGCAAAGTTACAATATTAGTTGTAGTAAAAGCCAAAATAATGTAAAAGAAAATATGAGGTACTAAATGACAGTAAGTAGCACAACCACAAAGAATAGTTATTCTGGTAACGGAAGCACAACTGTTTTTGCTTATGCCTTCAAGATTTTTGCAGAAGCAGATTTAAAAGTTATTGTCCGTTCATCAACAGGTACAGAGACAACAAAGACACTAAATGCAGATTATACTGTTTCAGGTGTTGGCGTTACAAGTGGAGGTAATGTAACTTTTGGTTCAGCACCTGCATCAGGTGAAACTGTTGTAATTAGAAGAGAAGCAGCACTTACACAAACTACAGATTATACAGCAAATGATCCTTTTCCTGCTGAAGATCACGAAAATGCACTTGATAAATTAACTTTTCATACACAACAACAGCAAGAAGAGTTAGACAGAGCAATAAAATTATCAAGAACAAATACAATGACATCTACAGAATTTACTGTAGGCGCATCTGATAGAGCAAACAAAATTTTAGCTTTTGATAGTTCTGGTGAAATATCTGTAACGCAAGAGTTAGGCACATTTAAGGGCAACTGGGCAGCAAGCACAGCTTATGTTGTTCGAGATATAGTCAAAGACACAAGCACAAATAATATATTTATAGTAAATTCAGCGCATACATCATCAGGAGCGCAGCCACTTACAACAAATGCAAATTCAGCAAAATATGATTTATTAGTTGATGCAGCATCAGCAACAACATCTGCTACAGCAGCAGCTACTTCTGCAACAGCAGCAGCAACTAGCGCTACAGCAGCAGCAACTAGCGCAACAACAGCGTCTACACAAGCATCAAACGCAAGTACAAGTGCAAGCACAGCATCAACTCAAGCTACAAATGCAGCGAATAGTGCCACAGCAGCAGCAGCAAGTGCAGCAGCAGCAGCGACAAGTGCAGATAATTTTGATGATGTGTATTTAGGTTCAAAGTCAAGTGATCCAACTGTTGATAATGATGGTGATGCACTTAACGCAGGAGATTTGTATTTTAACACAACCTCAAATACTTTAAAAGTTTACACAGGTTCTGCTTGGGTATCTATTGAATCAAATACAGACCAAAGTGTAAAAGTGTCATCAAATGATACAACAGCAGGATTTTTGAATGGTAAGTTAGTTGCTGGAACTGCAATAACACTTACAGAAGGAAATGATGGTGGGAACGAAACATTAACTATTATTGCAGAAGATCCCACAGCTTTAGCAATAGCGTTAGGATAAGATATGGCAAACACATTTAAAACAGTAACCAAAGCAGGTGTAACGAGTGTTGATACGATATACACAGTAGCAGGCTCAACAACGACTGTAGTCTTAGGATTAATCCTTGGAAACACAACTACGAGCCAGGTTACAACAACAGTTACACTAAGTTCAGATACAGCAAACAGGGCAGGCGCTAACAATGAAGCAAATCAAGATGTTGAGTTAGTTACAAATGCTCCTATACCAGCAGGATCTTCATTAGAAATGTTAAGTGGAAACAAGGTAGTTATGGAAACTACAGACATATTAAAGGTTACATCATCTGGTGCTACAGATGTTGCATTATCAATTATGGAGATTACTTAATGGCATATGTTGGCAATCCTTTAGCTGCTAACTTTCAAACTTTACCATCTGTTGTAAGATTTAACGGAGATGGTTCAGACACAACCTTTGCACTAGGCAGAACTATAAGTTCAGTACAAGAGATTATTGTTAGTGTAGATGGTGTAGTTCAAGATAGTGCAGCCTATACTGTGCCAGATGGCTCAACACTAACATTTAGTGCTGCACCTTCAAGTGGCACAAACAATATATTTGTTTATTTTTTAGGATTAGCAGGTGAATCAATAACACCTACAGATCAGTTTAAAGGCAACTTTAAGGCAGGTGGTTTGTTCAGAACTAATGCGCAAACATTAGACTCAAACATAACAATACTTGCAACCGAAAATGCAAACGTCACAGGACCTCTTACCATAACAAGTGGTGTAACATTGACAGTAGAATCAGGTGGAAGGCTCGTAACATTATGAGTGAAATATTTGTAGATACAATAAGAAAGACTGGTGGTTCACTAGGAACAGACATAAGAATTAAGAATACATCTGTGTATGAGTCTGATGGTGGTACAAGTGTTACGCAGAATTTAGTGCAGGGCATAGCAAAAGTTTGGTCAAATCAAAATAGTGGAAGTGCTAATGATAGCTTTAACTCAAGTGGGATAACAGACAACGGAGTTGGTGATTTCACAGTAGGTTTTACCAACGCAATGTCTAATGCTAATTATAGTTCCACTTTAGGTGGAGCAGATGCTAACACTAATGCTAATATTATTGTTGCTACAAATAGTACTACAGGATATGCAACAGGTTCTTTAAATTATTTTGTTCTTAGTGATGATACTGGTGCTTCAGATGTAGGACCTACTTCTTGCACAATACACGGAGACTTAGCATGAGTACCCTAAAGACAAACACCTTAACAGGTACAACTTCAGCAGGTAGTATTAATGTTACAGGAGAGGGTGGTTCTACCACAACGAATTTACAACAAGGGTTAGTTAAATCTCATAATCGTTTTAATTTTGATGGTAATAGTGTAACAGGTTCTTTTAATCAATCTGGTGTAAGTGATATAGGAACTGGCGAATATCAAGCCACTTATACAAATAATATGTCAAATGCAAATTACACAATAATGATGAGTGTGGGTTTAGATGACGGCACAGAAAATGATTATGTATATTCTGTTGGAACTAGAAGAAGTGTATTACCAACAACATCAACAGTAAATGTTCAATCTTCTCAAGAGTCAGGTAATGGTTCAGGAGGAGCAGATGCAGATTTAGTAATGCACAGTATATTTGGAGACTTAGCATAATGGCAAACGGAACAATAGCATTTGATACATTAACAACATCTGGTCAAATAACAGGTGGAACAGCTAAGTCTGTGGATACAGATTATCTTGTGACTGGTAGTGCGAAGGCTTGGGTTATTTTTAGTGGAGCAGCTATTGAAACACCTTCTGGTCGTGGCAGCTTAAATATTGCTTCAATAACAGACAATGGCACTGGAGATTATAACCCTGTTTATACTAATAATATGTCTGATGCTGACTATAGTGGGTCATTAACTTGTCACTCTCAAAGACATCATAATATGAATAGTCAAACAACAAGCACTGTTCAATTACTCATATTTAATACCTCTAATAGTGCTTCTGATACAAGTGGCGTTAGAATGGTTGCAATAGGAGATTTAGCATGACAATAAAAACACCAAAGTTTCAAGGCACACATTTATGGGATAGATTGTGTTGGGCAAAAGAA